ATTTATATACTTTAATGTATCATAATCGTAACTAAATTACAAGTCATCGTTTATGCTCCATATACTTCCTCTGATACCCTGAACTCTCTAATCCTTTCATTTGAGTTTCATACAAATCTCCAAATATATCATTCTCCTTCTTTTCTTCAAACTCCTCGTGGAAAGGTCTTAATCGGTGCTTACAGTTTGGGTGAAACATCCCCTCTGCATATGCATCTTCTAAACTAGGATACCTTTCATCTTTACCTGAAATACTGACTATCTTTCCTTCCCATTCCTGACATATTTCACACCTACAACCTGAATACTCTGTTATGTATGCTAAATCTCCACCTCTGTGTAATATCTGATTAACAACTCCTTGATTGTAACTATTCATCATATCAGTTCTTGCTACCATATCTGCATACCTGTCTAGTTTCCAATTTCTTCCTGCTGAATCCTTAATCGTAACTCCTTTCTCTTTCATATAGTCTAATAACTCTCCTTTTAACTCTTTGAGTGTTCCTATTTCTGTTCCTTGCTTGGAGATTATTTGTTGTATTCTCTTAATAGTAAAATCATCTAATACTCTGGAAGTGTTTCTCTTAACTCCACTTATTGCCTCGTGGGTGAACTTCTTCGAACGATCCACTAATTGAGAAACTGTATCATAATCCTCTTGAGTGTAAATGATATTTTTTACTCCTATCCTTTGTAGGTATTCCATAACATCGTGTGAACCTAGTCTGTATGCACTCCTTAGATTGCTCTCATACCAACTGTCTGATTTATCGGTTAGTCTTCTTAAACACTCGTCTAATTCTCTTAATATCCTCTCCTTCTCTATAATACTAAAAGTATCAAAACTCAATACCGATTCTCTTACCTCTCTACTTGCTACTAGGAACAACTTCACCAACCCTCTCACTTTCTTGTTTAATGTTTTCTCGTTCATTTGTTCTTGACATTAAGTGAAATACTTCATCAGAAATATCTGCTTTCTCTTTACCCTCTTCTTTAATTTCTTTCAATAACGACTCTGCCTCTTTATCATCCATATCTTCAATAATCTTGATTGCATTCTTCTTAGAAGTAATACCACTTGATAATTTAAGTGTTTCATTTTGTATCTCCTCTACTTTATCATCAACCACTCCATCTGCAAACTTCACATTAGGTATAATCACTTCTCCTTTGTAACTAATCTCTCCTGCCTTAGCACCTTGAATTGCAAACATACTCGCCACCTCTATTGCTTTCTTAATTCCTGTTTCATAGTAAAGTGCTTTTCTGTTCTTCTTAGCAAGTGTTCTTAACATTCTCAATTTCAATGCTCTTCCACTCTCTGCTCTCGTTCTTCCTGTGTCTAACCCTACTACATCTGGTGAAATCTCTCCCATTAAGAATATCATTTTTACTATTTCATCTATCTGCTTAAATGCATTGTCTAAATTAGCATTCCAAACAATATACTCTGGTTTCCCTTCTCCTTCCTGAACTTCTATCATTCCTAGTTTCTCTTTCTTCACATTACCATCTTCATCTAAAATACCTTGTGGAACTGCTAAAATAGGGTCGCTGTGCTTATCCAATATATTATCAATACTAGTCATTCTATTATTGATTGCAAAAAATAACGACTCTAAATCACTAAAATCTGAAGTACCCCAATACCTGTTGTTTATCCTGAAGTTAGGAATATGAATCAATGGAATTGTATCTATATTCGTTTCTACACTCTCTTCGTAATTCGTATTGAATAGTTTATTGAAATCTTTGATTGGAACTTTCCTGACTATCTCTCGACTCTCTCTATCCTTCATTAAGTGAATCTCGGTTTTAATCTTACCCACCGTATAAGTTTCTTTGATTAGATATGTTTCCTCTTCCTCTCCTCTCTTTTGAGTGTCCTTCCAAGCAAGTACTACCTCTTTAGGTTCTTCTCTGAAATTATTACCCAATCTAGGAAAATACATTGCTGGGTTTATGTCTTCAATCTTTATCTGGTCATTCTCTACTCGCACCCTTAATAAAGCATCTCCTCTTGCTGAATTAAGTAATGAAGATTCATAAAGTTGAGTGTCTAGTTTGTTTTGATACCATAATTCATCTATAAACTCTTGTTCTTTTTTATTCTTATTTACTGATTCTACTGTAACCTTTTCTCCAAATAACACATCTGCCATAACCTTAGAAATCAATCCTGCAAAATTACAAGTAACATACCTCAAATACTTATACCTATCAGTAAAGGTTTCTTTTAACTCGGATAAATATGCTGAATAGTGATTGCCTTCTAACAATTTCTCATAACGATTGTATGCCCTTAGTCTTGTTAAATCTGAATCACTAGGAAATTTGTTTATTTGTGCCATATTAGTTCTTCCTAAATTATACACTATATTTTACCATATTTTACTTTTGTCTATTGAAATGTCTTTGCTTTCCCTGTGAATGCTCTGGACTTTCCTCTGGATAAAGTCATTACACCAACATACCTCATACTATCCATTAAGTGATTGTTTGCATCTACTGGAATATTCAACATCTTTCCTACTCTGTCTTCTGCCCATTTGTATTTTCTCAACTCGTTCTCTAAATTGATACTCTTCTTAGTTATGTGCATTCTGTATCCTTTTAATAAATCAATACCAAACACTACACTATGCTGTCCTTTGTCTGCTCCTCGTATATTGAATCCTTTTCTTCGTATAGTTTCAATACTCTTAGGTTCGGAAGAATCTGCATAAATAAATCTGCTCTTGTCTGGAATTAAGTAATTTAATTTCTCTGCAATCTCCTCGTTTAACAATCCATTTTCATACAGTATCTCATTCC